ACCTAAAGCTAACTTCGCAACCATTAATGTACCTTGTCTACGAATATCATCACGATAATCTAATGTTTTCACATTAGCGTGGACTATCCCTTCAACTGTTCCAGTTGTGTGATTATAGTCTCTGCACCTCCTCTTACGAGTTTGGCTCAGGATTACCATTTAAAAGGTTTCCCTGAATTTACACAATTTAGATATACATTCCTGTATAAATGAGCATTTAACGCTACTCTGATTCCATAGCCAAATCCATCAACTTCACTGTACCGATTGCAGATTTATGAAACACAACCGCACCTACTGTAGAAGCATCTACAGAATAAGTATTGTTAGTTCCAGAAATTGTCGCAGATTGGTCAGTAAATGCAGTGACAGCAGTGTTGCTTTTTACAATGTTGATTCCTGCAACTTTAATTACAGTACCATCAGAGTAAACTCCATTCGTTCCACCAAAATCTCTATTAAGAATTTTATCGTTCTCAACTAGATTATAATAAATTGAAGGAGCTACAACGCACCATCTATCTTGAGTTGGTACATCTTTTTCATCAAGTGCTTCTGCACAATCAAAAATTGATGTAATCAACGAAGCCGCATTAGTTTTGCAATCAGCGTCTATTACGTTTTCACCACCTGAACCACCTGTTATAGTAGTAGATGCGGCTGCCGCTAGAACTGAAAGCTGAAGTAGATGTTGGTCTACCTTGTTCGCTAATGCTCTTCCCATCTCAGAACTGTACGTACTTCTTCAAGAAATTCTTATATTTTCATACAAGCTTGGACTTTACCTTCAACTCAAAGAGTTGGATGCCGTCAAGTCTCTACACCTTCCTATTTCTAGGCTTGGCTCGGTATTGCCATTTTAAAGGTTTCACCGAATTTGACATCGTTTCAGTTATATGTCGCCACATAACTACGCAATTAATTTTACGTCATAGTGATTTTTAGCTTCGTCTAAGTTAGCTAAGAACGCACTAGATAATAATAAGTCGTCAATCGAGATGATTTTTTCTGCGTGTTTTACTTCAGTGCCGACTATTTCATTTCCTACTGTATGGTATGCCGCACTCGTAGTTCCGATTACCGGAAATTGAGCTGACTTACCTGAAGAAATTGAACGCACAGATGTCATTCCTAACATCTTGTTCTCTCTCATAAAAGTCGCAAGGACTTCTGAAGAAAAAACTTTTAAAAATAATGCGTCTTTATCAGTAGCACTGTTAATTGAACCTATACGTGATGCTACAGCGTTTGCCATAATATCCTCCGTTTATAGGTTGTTAATTACCACCTACATACTTCAATCGTTATCTCTTGTTTCATACTCGCAAGTAATCACGAAAGGCAATTTATCTTTGTAAGGACACTCCTCTTAAAGAAGAGTGAGTGTTATTTTCTATATTTCTTATTCCATCTTTTATTCCAAGCCCAGACGTTAAGTTTTGAACCAATGCTTTCCAATAGTCCTAAAAGGAAATCTTTTATTTTATTCATTAAAGTATAAAAAGAATAACAACAACTATAGCTACAACAGCTATTTTTGTTTTGTTACTTCTGTTATTCCAGAAAGTTTTTATTTTTTCTATCATATCAGGTAGTGTCATTTATTATTTACCACTTGGAAATTCAATCCAAATATCATTCCAAAAATCTTTATAAAATTTCTGTACTTGCTCGGTGTATTTTTCAACACTAGCTTTCCAGTCTTTATAAGTTGGAATATCTAATTTAAAATTAAACATATTTATTTTCCTCCTTTTTTATTTATTGACAGCCTTCACAATCATTGGTGTCATCTATTACAACACCATTATTTTCAAAACTTAAATCTTCGGCTCTGCTTCCACAGCCACATTCGTTACATGAACAGTCTTCATGGCTGAAGCAACGACTCTCGCAGTGGCATGAATGATTACATTTTTCACAAACTTGTTCAGCCATTGTTATTTCCGCCTAATTCTTTATTCATTGTACTTGGTTTCTTACACTGTCTATAAAATTGTAAACACGACCAAACTGCTTATCTATATTCATTAATTCATTTTGCATCATGCTTACTATTGTTTGTATTTCGATAAGTGTAATGAGTACCCATGTTGATATGCCTACAAGTATTGTTCCTAACAAACCAATTAGGAATGTATTGTTTTTCCTTGTCATTACTTTTTCTTACCATTCTTAATATTTCTCAAAGTTGACAATCCGAAACTTCCAGAAAAGCATATAAGAACCGCCCACCAAAATTCAGTCGGTGCTGTACGCATAATTTCAAAACCTTTAATCATGTGCGGTTGAGTAATAGGTAAGAATGTGCAAATCAGGATTCCACTAATAATTATAGTTAAAAGTTCATCACGGAAACTGCTTGAACTTGCTTTAATATTAGCAACATCAACAGTTTTACTAGCTTCAATTTCTCTTGCTCTAATAATTTTTTCTTTTTCCAAATGATGTGAAACTTTTTCTATTGTCTTAGAAACAATTAAGCGACTAAGAGGATTTTTTAATATAGGTACTAAAAAGTTAAGCATTTCTTGAACGATTTGATTTTTTAGAAGCTATCCTTAAATTACTTCGACTATTATTTCTTGGATTGCTGTCTTTATGGTCTACGTCTTTTCCTTTAATTCTTTTCACTCCCAGCCTTTTCTTCATTAATCGTCTAGCTAAATTTCTACTAGCTCGATTTTTTTTCTGTTTAGGTCGAGAGTGATAATTTTGATATTCACTCTTATAATCTCTAGCCATTACAGAACATTAGATGCTTTCACTTTAGATTCTACGTCTGCTCTAAATGCACTATCAGTTGCGTATTTAGGATTGTTAATATCTGTTAACATTTCTCCTACTGAACGATATGCACCTTTTGAAGTATCAGCTCTTTCTCCTGAAAATAAAGAAGGCTCTTTATTTACTGCATTATATTTGGCCTGAATACCTGAGATAGCTAATTGAGCTTGGTCTAAAGTTCCATTATCCATTGTTTGATTGAAAGCCTGAACTTCATTTTCAGTAAGATTTTCTGAAGCCCATTTAACTATATTATTATAGCTTTCTTGACCTCCAACTACTGAATGAATAGATGTAACGTGCTTGTCTGCTAAAGCTTGTTGACCAGCAATATAAGAATCTACGAGAGATTTATCTAAACCTTTACCAGCTAAATCTTTATAAGATTTTTCTGATAAGTTTCCAGTTTTAGCATACTCATCATAAAAATTATCTAAGCTGATGTTAGTTTCTTTTTCAACTTTCTCTTTATTAATTTTAAGTTGTTCAGTTGTTTTAACTTCATCAGCTATTTCTTCTTCTTTAGGCTGAGATTGTTTCTTCTCTAACTCACTGTAAGCTTTTGCTAATTCTTGAGCATTAGCAAATTTTTCAGGAAGCCAATCAGGTCTAGCCTCAGAAGTCTCACTTACTTGTTCATCAGTTTTTTGAGCTTCTTGTTTCTCTTGAGTCTTTTCCTGCTCTTCTAAAGAAATATTTTTTTCCATTTCATTTTTTATTTCAACTTTATCTACCATTTTTTTTTCTCCTATGATTGTTGCATGTGTTTAAGTGTTTCACCTACTGTCTTCGGTGGTATGTTGCTTGCAATATTTTCACCTGCACTTGTTACAGCCTGCGCTTGTTCCATCTCCAACTGTTGTCTTTGTTGTTGCTCCACTTCGGCTTGAAGTTCTTCAGGTGATTTAATTAAACCTTTAACTTCAATTCCATCAGCAGTAGCTAATCTAACTATTGCTTCAGATACGTTGACATATTGACCGATTGTTTCTTGGCCTAATGTACCTGCGAGAGTCTGTAAAAATTGTACTAATCTATTTCTATCGTTACCTCTTCCCAATGCTTCAAGACCTGTAACTATTTTTGGTCTAACTACATTTTTAGGAAGTTTTGGTAATCTTCCACCTTTTTCCAAAATTGCTATTTTTCTTCTAACAAATGGTAATTGAAATTCTTGAGATAAAATTCCGTAAATTCCACCAAGAGAAGCTTGTAATTCTTCGGCTGTCATTTTTACTTCTTCTGCTGTAGTTCTTTCGCTATCTCTAATAACTGAAGCATTTAATAAAAAGGCATAAGATAATCTTTGCTCTATCTTAGCCATAGTTTCTTGAGCTACTCTAAAATCTGCAAATTTTGAAACCTGTAATACCGACACGTCACTTGCATTTCCTTCTATGATTGCTCCATTTTCAGATTGAGCTAATGCTCTAGCGCGAGTCGTACCATTTGGCGAAATAAGAAAAAGAGTTTTAGCTGAAGCTGAAGAGCCTTCTACGATTGCTTTTGTTAAATTCTCAAGCGATTTGAGGTCGCCAAGATATTCCTCGCAATATGAACGACCATAATTTTCACCATCAACTCTAATCATTCTTAGAGCCATATATGGAGTTTTATCTACTGGGTAAGAACCAGCAGATTCAGGTATTTCTACACCTTTAACTTCTTGTATTACTTCAAATTTATTTTTAATTCGTTTAACACAAGTATATAAATCACAAGTCTTGTCTCCAATGTCTTCAGGTTTATTAGTTTTATAAATTACTTCTCTTATATTTTCAGGAAGAACATTAATATTAATTGTTTCTTTTGTTATAATTTCTAATACGTTACCCATTGGGTCACGTTTACAAACATATCTATCTAAAGGAAAAACTCTTAATCCTTCTTTAGAGACAAATAATAAACAATTTCCACCTACGATAAGATGTTTCAAACATTCAAATAAAGCTACTCTGTCTGAGCTAATTTCAATGTCTTCCATAACTGCTTTTTCGACTTCGACTAAACCTCTGTCTATTTCAGTTTTTAAATTTTCATCACCCTCCATATCTTTGAGGATAAAGTTGTCTATGGAAAATCTAAAAAAAGGTGCGTTAGGTGGGAGTAATGTTAATAATAATTTGGATGCTAAATTGTTTACGCCTCTAGCTCCTATTCCTTGAAAAGGAGTATAATAACGTGAGGTCGCACTATGACCTTCTTCAGGTATAAGAGTAGGAATTGTATATTGAGTACATTCTCTTCCTCTCTCAAGAAATAATTCTCTATTTCTAGCGTACTGGTTATATCTTCCTTCTATTGTATTAGAATTATAGCCAACGCCATAAGTATCTGTTGCCATTTAATATTACAGTCCTCCAACTATAGGTATTCTTAATTGTGAAGACCCAACTCTTTTTCTTTCGTAAGAAGAAGCTAAATTCAAGTTCCTTCCACCTTCACTATATCCAGCCGGTCTTGCAGTTGCTTGTTTTACCTCTGTAACAGGTGGAGCAAGAATTGGAGCTGGAGGTGGTGGTGGCGGGGGAGCAGGCATTTTCGGTCTAAAAATACTTCCACACATATTATGTTTTCTCCAATATATTTTCTGATTGTTGTTTGTTTTTTTCGTGTAAAAAATTAATTACACTTCTTTGACCACTTCTGAAGCAAATTTCCCGATATTCCATTGTAATAGGAGGTGTTCTTTCAGGAAATAATACGTCTAAAGCATCCAGTAAATCTTTAGGAATTACTGGTACTTTTATGTCATCTAATTTTTTATTTTGCATAATCTATCTAAAGTGTCCTTTTTATTAAAAAGTTTGCCTATTATTCTTCCACTCTTCATTAATTTTATTTAAGTCCATAGTGTAACCTTCTGATAATTTCTCTTTGTGTCTTCTCACCAGCATAGCAACCCGTGAATTACTTATTCCTAGACGTTGCGCAATAACAGTATTGGATAAACCCTGTTTACTTAAATACAGAGCACGCATGACTAATTCGTTCTTTAATTTATAAGGTGGCATTTAATTGTAATCTCTCTCTTTAACCATTTCCAAATAATGAATAGCCTTGTCTATATCTACTTCCTTGCCCTTCATTTGATGCCGACAGATATATTTAATGGCGTTACCTTCAGCAAAAAGGATTTTGTTTTCATTTATAAATTCTGCCGGTTGAATCTTAAAAGAGGAATAATGTTTTCCATTAACTTGTCTTTCTAATGAATGATAAGTTGATGATTTAAACATATCTTTATGTGTCATTTTAATTTGCTTTCTAATTTATTAATTTTTTGCATCATTCTTCCAATTTCTTTATCTTTTAATTTCATATCATTTCTTAATGACTTAACTTCTTCTCTTAGTTCTCCATTAAGTTTTTGATGAGCTGTATCAATAGTCTTCATGTTATTAATTCTGTCATGAAGATTTTTTATTTGTTCGTGTTCATCCATAAATTCAAATGGACTCATAACTTCCATAAAATAGGTTTTTTGTTTTTAAAATTATAATCAGAACTTCTTAATATTCTGGCCATACGTGCCTGAAGTAGAGCATCCTTTTCTGTTAGATTATTTCTTTTGTATTCTTCAACGACAGCTTTCCACATTGAAGGCAAAGTCTTTTCTGAGTTATATAAAACTCTTTCAGCTTTAATAGCTCCACAACCTTTTATTCCTGAATATCCATCGCTAGAATCTCCAGTCAAAGTTTGAAACATAAAATAATAATCAGCAGTTTTTTCATCTACTAACTCTGTTTGGTTGTCGTGTATAAAATGATGAAAACAAGGAATAGTCCTCATATCCTTATCTGAGCTTAGTATGATGCAATTATCTTTGTACTTAGATGTAGCTAAAATTCCTAAAGTATCGTCACCTTCTAAATCTGGTAAACGATAAGTAGGATATTGTTTATAAATATATTCCTTGAGAGGTTTTACAATTATTGGTTTTCTAACTTTCTTTCGATGAGATTTATATTCAGGAAAAAGTTTTTTCCTAAAATTAGTCTTATCAGATAAAGCTACAACAATATTATTACAGTTTAATTCTTTTAAATATCTGTTTAGAGTATTTTCTAATAATTCCTTACCTAATTTAGCATCTGCATGAAGAGTCCACATATCATCTTGCCATTCTGTAGGCTCTTCAATAGCAGTTGCTATTCGATAACAAATGATGTCGCCATCCACTAAGAGTGTTCTTTTCTTAGCTCTTATTTTTCTTATCATAATTTCCTTATTGTTGTTTTTGGATATAAAGTTTGTAGTTGAGTAAAATTTCTTTTTTAACGATGAGGCACTTACTGTTATTGCCATCGCCAACCATTCTTGGCTCAACACCTGATTTGATTAATTTTTCGACTAGGATTTTTAATTTTTTAACTGGAATAATTACAAAACAAAAAGGCTCATCCTTTTCTTGTAAAACATGAATCCAATAAGGAGCTTCTGTTATATTTAGTCCTGAAGCTTTTCCTTTATATTCTAATTCGATTGCTATGTTTCCAGTTCTTGTCCACCAATCCCTTTCGGTCTTGACTTCAAATTCCTTTGCAGATAATCCTAAAATCCCAGCTATGGTTTTCTCACTAGCCTTGCCATAATCTAGGTCAGTGATAAAGTCGTATTTAGTAAATGGTTTTGACATTAATTTTTGAGGCCGATTGGTGAAACTGGTAGACACAATGGACTTAAAATCCATGCCCTTTTGGGAGTGCCGATTCGAGTTCGGCATCGGCCACCAAAATTAAATGGCTAGGCAAGTTACATACAACAAATAGTTTATTAATATTCTTACCTAACCATCTAATCTTAATGGGTCTGACTCCAATTTTTTCCGATTTTGTATTTTGCTGTTATAGGAAGTCTAATTTTAAAATGCTCTCCAGCTTCTTTAACTGATTGAACTGCTAATTTTCCTACTTTATCAGCAAGAGAATTTGTTGACTGCAACTGTAGCTCATCATGAATATGAGCAACCATTTGAACGTCATTTGTTTTTAATCCACATTGTTTAAATTTCCTATGTAATATAATTGTTGCTTGTTTAACTATTAGTGAGCCGGCTGATTGAATTAGTAAATTTAAAATTGAGTGCTCACTTCTAGCTAAAAGTTTTCTTTTATCTAATCCAAATATATATTTTTGATTTCTGAATGTTATTACAACATCATCTCTTAATTTCTTTAGTGCTGGAATTTTTTCTAAAAGCTTTCGTCTAAGTTCTTTTCCTTCTTTAATACCTCCTTCAATAATCTTGCCGAGCTTTTCATTTCCTGCTCCGTAGATATAAGCGTATATAGTAGTTTTCGCTTGAGCACGGGAGGTAAGTCCGAGAGCTTTGGCGTTTTTGGAATGTATATCCCCCTCCAATAATTCTTTTTTAAAATTCCCTTTATCGTAAGGAAAAAGAAAATGTGCCAACAAAGATAACTCCAAAGAAGAAACATCACAGCCAACAAGATTGAAACCACTTGGTGCGATAAATAGAGACCTACACTCTGTACCAAATGTAACGGAATTAGAAGGTACGTTCGCAATATTTGGGTGATTGTGGGTGCATCTTCCCGAGATTGCTCCGTTTTCAATGACTTGTCCATGAATCTTATTATTCCTCTCTAGTTTTAGCCAAGCCTGCTTACCTTCAGCCAACTGAGCTATTCTTTTTTGTATTAAAAAATGTTCTGATAATATTTTAGCTTCCTTGTAAGGAAGACTATTTAAAACTGTTTCGTCTACTTTTGGTTTTCCATCAGGTGTATAGACTTTAGGTTTCCAACCTTTATTTATTAACCTGTCACTAATATGGTCACGTGAATTTGGATTGAATGTAATTTCTTTATATCTTTTTATTCCTACTCCAGCTTTATAACCTTTTGTTTTGTTGTCTCTTTTTGGAGTAAATGTACCAATATATTTTTTCCAATTGAGGAAGGCCGAAGCTAGAATTTCTTCCAACTCCGACCTTCTGTTTGCAAGTGAGGCATACAGCTTCTTTGCAGAAGCCACATCAAAAAAAAATCCGTGTGCTTCTTGACGAATAATACATTCGGCAAAGTTATGTTCTAGCTGAATTGCTTCAGGAGAATACTTTTGTTTTAGAATTAATTTATATAGCTCATGTGTTACAGCTACATCTAATTCACAGTATTCCTGCATTTCTTTAGACCATTTAGAAAAATCTCCGGTCTTAAGAAATTCACCTTTTCTTAAACCTATTCGATAACCCCACGCTTCTAAACTATGTCTTCCTATACATTTAGTAGGTACTTCTTTCAGTCTAAAATCTTCTTCTTTTCTGTTGGTATATATTAATCTGCTAACAAGCAAAGTATCAAATATCTCTGCTTTATATTTAAAGTCAGGATAAAGTTTTTTAATTACCTGAATATCAAATTTTAAAATGTTGTGACCAACTAGCAAAGTCGCATCACTAAGTAATTTTAATGCTTTATCTATTTCATCATATTTAAAAGAATATATTTTATTGGTATCAATATTTTTTATTACGATGCAATGAATTTTAGTTACAGATAATATTAGACCATCAGTCTCAATATCAAATATTAACTTCATTTGTTCAATTTACGACCTCCACTTTTATGTTGTTGATTGTTGGGATAATATGTTCGACTTCTTTAAATGCGTTTAGAATAATTATTTTTGATTTACTATTTTGTACTAAAAGAATTGGATATACATTTGGATATTTAAGAACTTGATAAACTAAATTTAAAAGTTTTCTTAAAATAGAATAAATATATAATTTTTCTGATTCATCTAAATCATTAAATTCTTCAGTTGTTTCCAAATAAGATTTAATAAAATCATTAATGTGTTTCTCTAGTTTCGTTTTCTTCATTAAATTTGCCTTCTGAAAGCCTGCCAGTTTCATTGTCATAATGTAGATAAGTGCAGATACCAGTGTCTCCGGTATATCTATTTTTCAAAACTCTAACTGTCATTGTGTCTTTATAATCATCTGATTGCTGGTTACGTTCACAGCCCAGTACAACATCACTGAGTTGAGCTATTCCATGACTTCCTCTTAAATGACTAAGAGAAGTAATAGCTCCTTCTTCATGACCTTTTTTCTCAGGTGGCCTTTTAAGATGTGAAACTAAAATTAATCCAAATTTTAATTCCTCCACTAATGACCTTAAATTTGTCATTGTAGAATCTATAATTCTACGTTCTGACTCTCCTTCCAGTCCTGAAATAATTATTGAAAGATGGTCAAGTACAATATATTTGCACCCACAACCTCTGACTAAATATCTAATTTTATTTAAAAGATTTTTACTATCTGTACTTCCAAAATGGTCTAAGAAAAAACATTTAGATTTAATTTTATTCCATGCTTTTTTTATTTCTGATTCAGGAATTTGTTTTCTAACTTCCGGTAAATGAATTAATTTATTTAAAGGTATAGAAACTAACCCTCTAACACTTCTTGATACACCTTCTTCTAAAGCGACATAACCAATAGTATTACCTTTAGTAATTAAATCGAAACTAATCTCACGACAAATTTGACTCTTACCCGTACCTGAGCCAGCAGTAATAGTAACTATTTCTCCAACTCTAATTCCTTTAAGTTTATTATTTAGGCCTTCCCATAGATAAGGTACTGAGCATTTACTATCATCTTGAATTAATAAATCCCAAGTATCTTTGCCTGAAATAATTCCTTCAGGAGTATAGGTACTTGCGCTCCAAATACTGTTAATGATTTCTTTAGTTCTACCTTTAACTAACATTTCATTAGCATCTTTAAGAGGCAAAGTACCTATTTTGGCTTTACGAGGAGAAAGTAATTTTGCACATTCGACAGAAGCTTTTTTTCCTGCGGTGTCTGAATCAAATAAAAATATTATATTTTCAAATTTTTCAAGCCACTCTAATGATTTCTTAATATATTTTTTTGCAGAAGCACTTCCACTTGGTAGTGAAACAACTGGCCATCTATTTCCTTGAATTTTAGAAACAGAAAGAGCATCAATTTCACCTTCGCAGACGACACACATGCGCCCTGAATCCTTCCATTTGTTTTGACCAAATAAAGAAACCTCATCCATATCACCTAACCAAATAAAACTTTTATTTGGGAAGCGAATGTGTTGAGCAATTAATTCATATTCCTTGTTATAATAAGGTGCTATCTGAACTGGTTGATTATTATATTTACCAACTTGATAACCAAAATGTTTACAAGTTTGTTTATCAATTTTTCTTTTAACTAAAGATATATATTCACCAGTTATCATGTTGCCTCTTGCTTTTGGAAATTCTTTATTTATTTCTTCTTCTGACTTTTCAAAGTGGTGACAGGAAAAACAAAATCCATGACCATCCGAATACCTAGCCAAATTATCGCCAGTGTTGTCACGATTACGAGACCTACATTCAGGACACTGTTCATAATTAAGGAATGTAGCTTCTTCATTGTTGCTCTTGTTCATCACCTGCTAACAAGTCGCCTTCTACCCAATCTAATTCTGTTTTTTTCCAGTCCTCGACATCAAAAGAAGGACACTCCTTAGTGTCACTAAATTTATAATGTCCACAAATTTCTGCTTTTGGATATTGTTTATGAAAATGGATTACTAATGCTTTTAATGCTGTCCACTGAGGAGCTTCAAAATTATCTACCCATTCTTTAATATCATCTTCATTTACTCCCCCGACCATAGCTATCGAGATACTATCGTGATTCCTTCCACGACAATGCGCGCCAACTTCAGTATCTTCTCTACCTTGTTCTATAGTGCCATCTCGTCTAATTATTCGGTGATAACCACAAGAAATAAATCCACGTGAACGATGCCACCTATCTATCTCATCAAATCCAATATTCATTGATGGTTTAGTAGCTGAACAATGTATTATTATATAGTTAGTTTGTTTTCTCATTTTGATTTTTTAATATTTCTTTTATCCATTCTTCAGGTAAAAATTTTCCGGTTGATGCAATACAGTGAAATCTAAATCCTTTTAGTTCACACCATTTTGCGTAAGTTGTTTTTGATTTTTTTCCAATACGATTTTTGGAATTTGAAAATACGAAGCGAATATCTATTTTTGGATATTGCTGTTTGATTAACAAGTGCTTTTTTCTATCTGCTGTAACGAAGTGACCTTTAGTTTCAAATAATACTGATAAACATTTAAAGTCAGGCGTATAGCGAGACGCTTTAGAAGGCTTAAGGTAAGAGATAGTAAAAGTCTCATATCCAAAATTTATTTTTTTTGAAAAAAGAAAATTACTAAACTCTTCCTCAAGTTTACTCTTAAATTTAGAAGTCGGCTGAAGAGTTACTTTCTTCCGATATTTCTTCTTCATTTTCAGAGCTTTCGTTCTTGTTAGAACTATCTCCATCTACTTTTGAAAATCCCTGACTGGAATTATTCATAGATGAACCTTCAACCAAATCTTTGACTTGTACTGATTTAAGTCTAAGCGAACATCCCACTCCGATAGCTGGTACATACCAACCTTTAGGAAAGTAGTTAACTCTTAGCGTGCTTCCTCCCCATACAGTAATTTCAGGATTAAGCATTTTTAACTCATTGTCGAAGATTGCTGGTCTTTGAGTGAAGGCATCACCAGTGCGAGAGTTCTGGCCTTTTGCCTTCATCTTAAATTTGAAGATGTATTTACCATCTTCTTTTTTGTAAGGTAACGTAGCTTTTTTTAATGTCTTTTTGTTACCCTTTTTCTTCTCATCTGAAACAGCATTATCTATAGCTTCATTAATTAACTTAATAATCTCTTGAGCTTTACCATCATCAGATATTTCTAAATCAACATGATAAAGACCATCTGAATCAAATTTCACATCACAGCGAGTGAGGTGAGGATAAATCGCTTTTCCAAAAGGAGAAGTATACGTTTTTGGCTTTTCCATTGTACCTCCTAGTAATTGGAATTGTTAACGTCATATAGTGTCCTTTTGATAACTACTGTATCGTAGCTTTATGAACAAAAGTAATCGCTTTTAAGAACTTGAGTAATATCTAGGTTTCTCATCTTAGGTAATTCAGGAATTAAATGTCTTTTGTCTTTAGCAACTTGCAATGTAATCTCTTTAAGAAAATCTTCTAAAACATTACCTTTAGTAAAAATATCTACAAAAGATTCTCTTAGGCAATCATTCATAAGTTGAACATCAGGAGCTAAAACACCAAAAGAGTCATGCACTGTAGCAAAACTTTTTATTCCTTTTTTAGAAGCTATCGTTATTGCTCTCTGTAAAACTGAGCCATCCAATGAGTGAATCCAACATGGAGAAATTGCGTTGGCACATTTTCGCTTATCTATTTTATCTGTTTCATGTTGAATAGTAATTTTCCTAGCCAACATAGATTCTCCCATCCTTGTGTTAACTCTCTGTTTTTTCATTTCCTTATAATTCATTTGAACTATAAATCCTGTAGGAGTTGTGAATGTCACCGGAAGCCCATTGTCAGAAATTAATCTTGATACTTTTTGTAGCCATATCATACATTCCTTAGCAGAAATGATAACATCGCCAATGGCCTTCCATACCAATTTAGATAAATAATAAGTTCCTGAAAAAATAGTTGGAATACCCGTCTTTTCAAATTCTTCTTTATTTTTTGAAAATGGAATAGGTTTACCCTCTCCAACCATATCTTTTAAATGGTCAACAATATAAGTCCTACAACTATACTGGGTCAAACCATAGACAACACACATTGTAACTTTCTTAGTTGTTGCTCTATCTATTCCATAATCCATCCATATTTTTTTAATTTGGCTGTCAGGATTTTTATTTAGATATTCTAAAGTTTTATCAGCTACTTCTTGGTAAACATCTTGGGGTGTTTCTTCAGCAGTTAGATTAGTAGCTTTACCACCAACGTCATCTCTTAATAGTGCTGAAAATATTTGTAAGCCTGAATTAGTACAATCACTAAAACAAGATAAATGAGTAACAAAATCTGCATCTCTACCACCACTAACAAATTCTTCCCATTCAAAACAAAAAGCTAGAAATTGATAAGGCTCACTACAACGAGACCAAAACTTATAATGGTTATGTGGGTCTTTAGCTGAAGCTAGTATTGCTTCTTCATTTTGTTGAACCCATTTAACTCTATCAGCCAAAGTTATTTTATCTTTTCCATACATATTTGCACCATGTATAGCTAACTTTGCTAGAGCTTCATCAGTTCCTAGAGGTTTACCATTAGTAAATAATAATAAACTTCTTGCTATATCATTTTGTTGGTAATGCAAAAAAAGTGGCTTGCAGTAGATTCTTCCACGAAAATCATATTGCATTGGATAATAATGTTCAGGATAAGCCTCGTATTCTTTTGCAATTTCCAATAGCTTATCAATCAACAATATTTGAGAATCCGTAGTTGCATTAGCTTCATGAATAGGTCTAGCAAGCTTACTATATTTTCGCCTAGCTACTTTATTTGTAGCTATATCAAAAGGCTTAGGAGGAAGTGGTAGTTTATCCCTATTTGGCATTTTTCCTACAACACCACCATTATTAAATATCCTATCGGCTACCTGTAATATCTTAACATTAATTTTATATGCTGTGTCTTGGATGGCATTTACACATTCATATACTTCAGGCATTTCATGTGCCTTATTAGTTATATCTTCAAGAAAAGCTCTGTTTCTACTTTTAACCAAATTGTAGTGCATTATTTTATCTCCTTAATTTTATATGAATGAGTGAGATAGCCTCCATCATAAGGATTAGTCCATTTCCGGACTTTAGTTATCATTGGTTTTCTCATCGGTTTAAGTATTTCAGAATGAAACTTTTTAAGCTTAATCCATTCCATAGTTTTTTCAGTAGCTTCAACGTAAATTGGTGTATTAAGTCTACCTTCAACTCTTCTTTGTAACCTCACAAATCCAGTAGCTTTAATGACTAAATCAATAAGAGTTAGGCCAAGTTGAACCTTATCTATTTTAGGCCATTCCCCATATTCAAGCTCATGCTTACCCATAGCATATACATAGATTTTTCTCTTATGCCTGTAGTTATTTTTCTTTTTTAACCACTGCCTTGTTTTACTGTAAGTCTTAGAGTCATTCTCTTGAAAATATTTAAGTCTTGCCTCATCCTCTAATGAATTAGCAATTTTAATAGAGGCTTTAGTTTGAGTGCTCCCCTGTGTAATACTATCAAGTAGTACCTTTAATGCTATTAGACTAACTGCTGACCACTTTTGATAATCTTCACTCTCAAGTTTATTAATATGAATACACTGAGATAATAATGTTGATGCTTTAGCATACTTCTTAGAATGTCCATTAGTACACTCATTATAGTAATTGTGCACTTGAACACTTACTGGATTTATAGCTTCCTGTAATAACTGCTGGCCATAAATTGTTGTGCTTTCTGTAGGCTCTCTATCTTTTATAACTATTTGCCCGTCTTTACCTTTTACCTCTTTTTTCAAAGCTTTCGCTTTATTGATGTTTTTATAAAAGTTTTCTTTTCCTTTTATCAACATCTTTTGTTCAAGCTCTTTTTGAGCTTCAACTCTTTCGTAACCCTTAGGTACTTCCTTAACTTTACTTCCTATCTCGAACTTTTGCATTTTGACACCTCATAATTTTACGCACAATATTGTTCTACTTTTGTTTGGAGACTTTGTGCGTTTGTGCGTTAGTCTCTTTCACATATCGTAGCTAAACCGATTTGTACCTTGAATCGTAAATAGTGCTTGGTACATAAGCGATTTAACTACGATTTAGTAGTAGTCTATGAAGCGTACTTATTGTTGATAGTTTTTAAGT